TATTCCCTCATTGCATTTTTCGAAACCGGTGTCGGGTCCGCGCTTGAACCAGAGTCTCCCTTGTGCCGCAGCGCAATACCTCGCAAAACCCTTGATTATAGTCGGAAAGGTGGGCCTTTGGTATGGAGATTACCGGATTTGCATGGACGCCACGGCCGAAACCCGGTATCCTTCATGGCTCTTCAGCATCACTGCTGATGTCCCGTGCGGCTGTAGCTCAGTGGATAGAGTATTGGCCTCCGAAGCCAAGGGTCGTGGGTTCGATCCCCGCCAGCCGCGCCATTTAAATTCAATGACTTAGCTCATTTCTCGCCATCCCTTCAAGGTTGCCAGTTTTGGCCGTGGTCTATTGGTGGACTAGCGGCGGAGCGTTACGGCAACTAGATGCCAAGCTTCCGATACTGATTCAACAAGTTGGCAAAAGTCCGACTTGTATAGATGGCTTCGTTGTACTGGATCCCGCGGTTGTCGTACAGCTCGCCAATCAACAAGAGCGCGGCCGACTTGATTGGAGCGGGAACCTCGCCATCGGCATAGGTTTCGCCAGTGTAGTTCTCTACATGCGCCTTTGCGGTCGCAATCATTCCCAAAATCAAGTCATCGTCGGCGTTATCATCGACTCGGATAAAGTTTTTTGCTTCGTCTAGGGTAATCATTTTTGGTCCTCTGTTGAAAGTACCGGCCGCGCGAGCGGAGGTCTGAAAGGTTTGCCCGCCGCCGGTTGTCGGGGTTTTGCTCGACGCGGGCACTTGCCGACTGATCCCGCGAGTACCAATCCGCTTGCGCGGGGGCGTACTCTACCCTCTCAAAATCTAAAAGAACGCAAACTCGCCTTCGTCATAAACGCTTGGCCGTTCTTCGTCTGCTTCCATTGCGCGGCCAAGCGCCATAAGCGCCGCGACAATACCGTCGATTCTTTCGGTACTTTTGGACTTGTCCGGCTTCATATTCCCGGCTTCGTCTTGCTTTATAGAAACGTTGGACGCCATCCAGCGAAGAACCGGGTTGCCGCCGTGGTTGATTTCTTGCGCCAGGACTCGGCGCTCAAGTTCTTTTGTTGGGCCGCTCATCGAGGCAAAGCCTTGGCCGAATCCAATCATCTCGAACCCATCGCCGGCTAGTTGCGTTGAAATCTGCGTGGCGTTCCAGCGGTCAACCGCGATTTCCTTGATTTGGTATATCTCGGCTAGCTCGTTGATCTTTGCTCGAATGATGTCGTAATCAATTACGTTGCCTTCAGTTGGGATAATCAAGCCTTGGCGTGCCCAAACTTCATATGGCACGCGGTCCCGGCTGGATCGCCGCTTGATGCCTTCCCGCGGAACAAAGAAAAACGGAAGAAGATGGACCTTGCCGGCAATAGGGAAGGCAAGAACAAGCGCCGCAATATCGGTGGTGGAGGCAAGATCCAATCCGGCATAGCAAACCCGCCCGGACAGATCCGGTAACTCGCCGCCGCATTTGTCCCAAGTCTCAAGCGGAATCCATCGAGTGTTTTGCTCGGTCCAGATATTCAGCAAAAGCCGCTTGAACGTGTTTTCGTATCCCGGTAATTGCTGCGCCTTGGCACACTCAGCCGCAAAGTATTCTTCTTTGACCGATACGCCCAAGCCAGGGTGAGCTTTTCGCCAAGTCTCCGGCTTCTTCCAATCGTCCTCTTGGCCAGCCTCGAAGATAACCGGCAAGAACGCCTCGTCCTCAATGACTCCATCTCGAACCTTTACCGCGTAGTCGTAAAGCTCATAGCAAAGCGAGTTACGGTCATAGCCGGCGGTCGTAATTGCGACGGTAAGCGGCTGGCGGCGAGCGCCGGTGGAGGTCGTTAGAACGTCCCATAACTCGCGGTTTGGTAGTGCGTGAACCTCGTCAACCACAATTCCATGAGCGCTCAAGCCGTGCTTTGTGTACGCATCGGAAGAAAGTACCTTGTAACTGGAATTGGTTGAGCCAACGATGATGGACCGCTTGAAAGATCGCGAGCGAGTACGCAACGCGGCGGAAGCATCCACCATACCTTTTGCCATCTCAAAAACGATTGCCGCTTGTTCGCGGTCGGCGGCGGCCGAATAGACCTCCGCTCCCGGTTCGCCGTCAGCAAAGAGCAAGTAGTTTGCAATCCCGGCGGCTAAGGTTGACTTGCCGGCTTTACGGGGAATCATAATGAAAGCCGTCCGGTACTTTCTCGTCCCGTCTTTTCGCTTCCAACCGAATAGCGGGCGAATGATTTTCTCCGCTTGCCACTCGTCCAGGTGTAGCGGTTGGCCGGCCCACTCGCCCTTGGTATGCGTTAGGCACTTGGAGAAGAACTGGACGGCACGCTCCGCGGCGGCTTCGTCGTACCAGTAGCCGGCCTTATTGGAAGAACTGCGCTGTTTCATCGTCTTCCTCCCGTTTTGGCACGGCCAGTTTTGCTCTTGCCGCCGGAGACAAACCAAGCTCGCTCGCATAAGCACGCATTTGCGCTAGAAGCGCAGCCTTCAAAGGCTCGCCGGCTCGAACCGTGGAAACAATCTCCGCATAGGTCGCGCAATGGCCAACTAATACCGCGTTATCCACGCAAGTAAGCACGCCCAGGTTGTCCAGCTCCGGCACGATACGGTTCCACTCGTCGCGGGCCTCGACGGGTAGCCAGTCCGGACAAGTGGGAGCGCCAACGGTCGGGAGGATTTCCCGGTCGTTCATGGGTCGCTTGCCGGGGTTGCCAGCAAGTTTTTTTATCGCGGTTGGAGTGGGTCTATTTGCCATAGCAATTGGTTGTTGCCAGTTTCAAATTCTTTTTTGGTTGTAAGGGTTTCTTGTACTATTTGGCCTAGATAAATCCCGTGAGAAAGAACTTATGGACGTTGAAAATGCCGACAAAGTAGCTCTTGCTGAAACGTTAGGAGGCATCAAGCGAGGAGTAGCGCGATTTTTACGCATGGGTTCATGGGGGCTTGTGTGCCTAATAATTTTGGTTGCGATGTACGATGCGAGCGAGACCTCAAACTCCATCACACTCCTTCGTTCTATCGCTATGGCTACCATGCCAGTTTGTCTATTGATCGCCATCCAAAATTTTCTTAAGTAAAACTTTCAAGTGCGGTCGCGTGCGTGAGTGCCCATAGCCGGTTCGGGACCGTTTTGTTCTGGTGATTTTTGCGCTCGACGGTCCGTGTTCCAAAAATGGAGCGGGTCCAAGGGGCGGCCGTGGACGTCGCAACCCTTGATTGGCAACCACTGGCCGGTTCGCTTGTAGTGCTCGAAGTGTTGCGTCTTGCGGGAGTGGCACGGTCGGCACAAGCCAATCAAGTTGGATCGCTCGTTGTTGGTCGGGTCGTTGTCGGCGTGGTCTACTTCATTCGCGGGGGTAGTCCAACCACAACGCTCGCAGTCAGCGCAAAGCGGTTGCTCCGCCAGGACAAGAGCGCGGAGTTTGCGCCAAGCCGTGCCATTGAGCGCAAGCGTTCTGCCATTTGCCCTTTGCTTATCCTTAAGCGTGCGCACGGTATCAAGCGCCTTGGGCATCTTGGTTCGATGGGATTTGATTGCGTTCGGCATTGGTCAACTTATCGAGGTTTTCAAACTTGCGGACTTCATCGACGGTAAGCCAGCCATCGGTAATCCCCTTGGAATAGAATTCGGCTCGATTGGCGCTATCGCCGCGAAGCAAACCCTCTACGTTGTGCTCCGCGAAGTAGGTACGCCGGCCGGCTTCGGTGAGTAGAGCGCGCGAGATAGCTTGCTCCCACATGGCCAGATGGCGGCGCAAGGTATGAACCACGAAAACCCGGTTCATCTCGACGGAGTTGGAGTAGTTGCCATGTCGGAGGTCGCCAATAATGGTTGGGGGAACCCGGAATAGGCGCGCGATTTCCTCGACAGAGAATTGCCGGGATTCGAGCCATTGAGCATCCTCCATGCTCATCGAGACGGTTTGATACTCCACGCCTTCTTCGAGAATGGCGGTCTTGCCAGCGTTAGCGCCGCCGGAATATTGGCTAGTCCAGCTCGAAGCAAGATTTGTCCGTTGTTCGGTCTTGAGCTTTTGCGGAAACTTCAAGATTCCGGAAAGGCGAGTTCCATTCGCAAAAGTGCTATTGCCGTGGTCGCGTTCGGCAAGCGCCAGTTGAACGGTCTCCCGGCTTGCCGTAACGGGCGAAATGCCAAGCATTCCGTTATCGGATCTATGCCGCAAGTGGAAGATTTCTTCTTGCAGGAACCGCTTTACGTTTCCCTTGAGGTCGGAGACGTTATAGGCCATTCGGCCGTTCTCAAGGCGAATGACTGTTACCCGATCCGCCGGAATAGGGATAAGCGCTCGAACTTGGCCATCGTAGCCGCGTTGGATCTCCGCATAAGCATTGCCACGCAAAAGGACGCTTGCGGTCATCATCTCGCGGAATTCGAGCGCCGTTTGTAGTTCGTTCGGTTGGTCGTGAAGAACCTTGTAGAGCGGGTGAGACGTAGCGCGTTCGCGGCCATCATCATCGGTCCGCCGGTACAAAACCAGCGGGAGGGACGCGATAGTCTCGGAAATGGCAGATACGCAAGCGTAGACCGCGGATAGGCTTTCGGCACGTCCTGGCGTTACGCCGCCACTTCGCAATAGCGCCGCGCCATCCCACGAAGGATCAGCGGAGCGCCTTTCGACTCCAATAAGGCTTAGAGCGCGGGCAATGATGTTCATAATGTTTCGATCCAAAGTGCCTCTAGCGAGCGTGCTCGGTCAGAGTTAATTTTTCGCCATTGCTCCATGCTGCGAACGGCAACGGTCGTATCCAGATAGGCCGGATTGCCGGTAATCGTGATTTCGTGAAGTTCGACGTCTAGAAGATCGCGGGTCAATACGCCGCCACGAATGTCCCATCTATCGCCGTTTTCCGGGACGCGGAAGCCGAAAGAGCAACCGGCAATGTCGCCGCGCTGGACAAGAACGCCAAGGTCGCGAGCGTAGGTCGTATCCGGCAAGGTCAACTCGAAATAAAGTCCCTTGCTGTTCTCGGTTAGCTCCAAAGTGCCGGCTCCAACCCTTCCAAGCGTCTTTTGGTGGTCGTGTTCGTAGAGCGCGCGGATATTGTCCGGTTTGGCCAGGGAACGCTTGAAAGCTCCCGGCATGATGCGCTCCACAAACCCGCCCAGGTCTTGACTGAGCGAGTTGTAGACGGCCGCATAGCCGGTAAGTTTGTTGGTGGAGATGGCGCGCAGATCGCCGCCCGATCGTGTCTCGAAAGTATTGGTCCTCATGCGCGCCGCTCCGTTAGATTGCTACGTCATCCGCGACCACGAACGCTTCCGGATGGCGGATTGCGACGTCGCACGTTGCCATTGCGCGAACCAGAACGCCGCCGCGCTTGTAAGCGTCGCTATCGAACGGATTAACCAGAATATCCAGCTCGGACCAAACGCCAAGAATGACTTGCGAGAAGTCGCCAAGGATCAAGCGGCCGGTATCGGGCGAACCGGTCTTGACCGGAACTTGTTTGGTGCTGTTGACCGCGAGGTCAGCCATACGGCCGCCTTCGGACAGATAAGCAGCTCCAGCGCTTGCGGATTTGAGAGTGCCGCGCAGTTTCGTTGCGACTTGCGGAGAGGTCAGCCAAGCGCCGGCGGATCCGTTGACCAGTTCAATCTTTTCCAACATCGCCAAGATGCCGTCATAGTCCAGCGTCGAAAGGCTTGCCGTTTGGATGCCGGAGGTTGCCAGGATGCCGGTTGGCTCGTTCGTGCCGCCGCCTTTAATCATCGCGGTGTCAATCGCCTTGGCCAGCGCAAACGCCATATCGTCGCGAATCAATTGCTCGATTTGGGGAGAGCTTTGTTGGATCAGTTGACGCGACATTTCCGACAGAGCGCCAACATGCTTGGGGGTAAGCGTCTTTTTGCCAAAGGTCATGCCGGAGGTCGACAGATCGCCATTCTCGGCAACCCATCCGCTAGTAATGCCGGTTCCGTAAGCGGGGATTTCGACGTTGCCAGACAAGCCGGTCAGCACGCGAGCGCCAAGGGATCGGGCCAGCAGACGGTTACGGAACGGTTCAATGAATTGCTCCGGCTTGTAGTCAACCGGGACAATTTGGGAAGCCGTGGTGGTGGTGTTGCGCTGCTCAAGCGCGGCCAGCGGAACGAAAATGCCTTGAGCTTTGCGACCATTGCGGCGCTCGATTTCCTTGCTGTATTCGGCGGCGGCTCCGGTGAGGCTGCGGCCTTCCATGCCGGCTTGGAGCACTTCGAGCAGCGACACATTGCGCTCAAGGTCAGAAAAAGCCTTGTCGCCGTTGACCGGCGTTCCGCTCATGCGACGTTCGGCATCGGCAAGGAAAGAAGCGCGGGACTCTTGGCCTTCCAGTTCGGTTACGCGAGCTTTCAGCGCGTCAAACTTGGCGGACTCGTCGGAGGTAAGGGAACGGCTTTCGGATTGCGCACGCTCGACAATCGAGCGCATTTCGGTGACTGCCAGAGCACGTTGCTCTTTGATGGCATTGATGTTCATCGGTGGTCCTTTTGCAAAAGGGGTTTAGGTATTCCCCTTATAGCAATAGACCAAAGCTATTAGTATTGAACCGAAAAGATAAAACCTCTATGGATGGCTATAGAGCGCAAAAGCGCTTTCGGCTCAAAGAATTTCTTAAGATGCTCAAAAATCCTTAAGGCGCTCATGTATTTCCGTGAGCACCTTAAGGAAAAGTGAGCATCTTAAGGACCTAGACGCCATTTCCAATGGCCTTTCGATCCCGGACCGCCATCCCGGAAGGCTTCAATCTTTGCTTCGACTTTCGCGCGCCGGATAGTAGCCATTGAATATCCAGCGCCGCGAGCCTCGGCTTCAATTTGCTTACTTGGCAATGGTCCGTCCGATAACAGATCCCGCAAGAAACGCGCCGCATCTTCTCGTTCCCCGCCTTCTTCGCTATCGTCAAACTCGACGTCTCCAAGGATTTCGCGAGCCGATCCCTCCACCGTGCCGGTCCAGGTCGCTACGGTTGTCTCGATTCCGCCGTCGATAGTCGTTGGCTCGATAGCATAAGAGACGCCGCCGTCATCGCGGGCAATGTTGCACTTTGCCCTGGCCAATACCCGCCGCTCGTCATCTTCCTTTTTCGCGGCAACCAAGTTCATCCTGGCGAGCGCTCCGAAAGCTTGGGATCCAAGTATTCGGTCTTGGGGAGAGCGGCCGCCGCTTCCCTTCGTAAAGTGCGTAATACCAAGAACGGCACAGTTATAAGCGTCGGCAAAATCAACGATAGATTGGAGGCTACGTCGAACGTCATTTGCCTTGTTCATATCGCCAGCGACGGCGCTAACAATTGGGTCGATGATCAAAAGCGAAACGCCGCCGATCTTGTCCGCCGCTTCGTATAACCCGCTTATATCCGTTGAAGGATCAAACGGCATACTCTTGCCATCTTCCGCAACGCCATCAATGAAAAAACATCTATCCAGATCGGCCCCGGCGGCTTTCAACCGTGGCGCAAGCGTATCGTCCGGCGCATCTTCGCTGGACCATATCAAGACGTTTCCGCGTTGATTACATTGGGTTCCGTCCGGCCAATGCCGGCCGGCGGTTAGCGTTGCGGCCAAACCTAGCGCCAAAGTGGTTTTGCCGGTTCCAGCCGCACCGGCCAGGATAGTTAGCTTGCCAGCGGGAAGCCACTGATCCCAAAGCCAATGAATTGGCTTCATTTGAATGGTGGAGCCGCGGCGGAGTTGGACGGAACGGTCCTTTGTGGCCGGATATATTGGAGCGTCAAGCAACGCCGCCCCGCGTTCGATACTTGGCCAATCGTTACGCATTAGCGACCTCCAAGCCTCGTTGGAACCTCGATGCCGCGGTTAAAAGTCGTTGCTTCCGCTTTTCCGAAAGCGGTTCGCCGCGCGCTATCTCGTTGGCGTATTGAATAATCAAAACCGCTTCAAACGACAAGCATCGAAGAACGTCCGCCGCGTTGAACGGCCGGCGCTCCCGCTTGAGCGAATCGCCGGCAAGACGTTCCGGAAACAAAGCGTCGAAGGTCAAGCCGACAGCGGCCAAGATTTGTTCGGGTTCGCATCCAGCAAAGCAATGGAGTAGAACGCGGCCATCGTCCAGCTCGCGAACGGCCAAGCTTGGTCCCCGGTCATCGTGAGCGGGACAGCAAGCCGCCCACTTGTTTGGGCCGGTTTTTCGGACTTTATTGAGATTGGAAAGAAGGATATCAACGCTCATACATCATTCTCCCCAAGCCTTTGAGCCAATTCCATGAGTTCGCTGGCCAAGTCGGAGCAAGCCCATAGATAAGTGTCTTGAACGCTTTCCGCCAAGTTGTTGAACGGCTTCAAGCCGTCGCCTTGGATCGCGAGAAGCATGGCTTGGAGTTTGGTTGATTTCTCAATCAAGCCATCAATGGTTTCGGCTTCGCGTGGGGATACATTGATCTTTTTAGGCATGAGCGCCTCCTTTGTCAGTTGAGCCGGTCCCGTCGCCAAACGGGTGAGCGGCGAATAGCGGGGTTGGCGAACCGGTGACAAAGGAAACCGGCATACCCGAAGGTATCCCCACTACCGCCGCCCGTAGGAAGTGAGATAGTGAATGGACGTAAAAATACCGCCGTGCGGCGGTTGTCCGCCTCTGTCTATTCGAGTCGCCAAACTCGGTTGCCTCTTTATCGGCAACTTGGCCAGAATACGCCGCGGTTAAGCGAACGTCAATATTTTTGGGGTTGGTCATCACGCAACTCCCAAGTAGTAATACCGCTTTACCCTAGTCTCACCGCCAAACCGGTTGGGTACGGTTTCCCATTCGCCGCGGAAAAGATAACCCTTGTTTCCAAGGCTAGATATCGTCGTGTTTAGGCAATGATCGCCCAGGCGCTCCGCCTCAAACCGGTTCAAGCTCTGGCCAGCGCGCAAGATTGACAGTATCGTCATCTCCTTGCTAGGCTTGGCACGCTGTACTTTGGAAGGCGCATTCTCTTGGAAGGGGGCTGCGCCTTTCTTCTTTTGGTCTTTCATAGTCAAACCTCCACGATGTTTTGCGTGGTTTGCTTTTCCATCTCGGACCGCCATTCGGCTGCGGCCTCGGCGCTAATCAATGTGCGCCGGCCAATCTTCATGATGCGCGGGCCTTTGCCATCATTGACCAGCTTGTGAAAGAAACTCTTGGAAATGTTCCCGTGTTCCGCGCAGAACTGGGCAATTGTGAAACTAGCCTTGTTCATAGAAATCCTTATCGTCGGTTGAATACACACCGCTACTTCAGTGGAAGTGCGTGATAAGGACTTTAGTTACCCGCGCGCTCTAAAGCTTTATAAATATTGCCCGAGAAAATTATTCTAATTTTCGGGGCCGCGTTTTAGAAATTTTTCCGGTATTCCAGGCCCATTAATTCCCTTCTTTATGGCGTAGTAATCCAGCCTTGCCGTCTCGAACGAAATGAAATTTTCTTTGGCTTGTTGGTAGATCAAGTCAGTAACGTTTGCCTTTGAGTTTGCGGCTAATTCGTTCTGGATGGCCGCATAAATTTTCAGCGCCCTTTCCCCTTTCTCCGTCCAAGGTGAGCTTGCTTTTTGGTCCTCCCAAGGCATTGGCAAGACTTGTTGCAATGGCTCCCCGGCAAGCGCTTTAAACATTTGATCCGCAAGGTAATTCATGATCCAGTATGGAACGTCTGCGGGATCTCCATTTTTGTAAAAATCCCGGCAAAACTGCCCCATAACTCGCGCCGCGAATTCGCTTTGCTCTTGCTCGGTTAGTTGGCCTTGTTTGGACCTCTCGAAGTAATCTTCAAAGTTAAAAGAAAGATCAAACAAGTTAATTTCATCGCTGTTTTCGAGATCCACGCTATTTCCTTTTCATTAGTGTTTGAACGGCCGCGGCTTTGTGTTCTGGACTCAAATGAGCGTATCGAAGCGTCATCTTCATGTCCGCATGGCCAAGTAATTCTCGAACCGTGTTTAGATCATTCCCGGCCATCACTAGACGGCTTGCGAAGTGGTGGCGCATGTCATGCCATCGAAAGTCTTCGATTTTTGCGTCTTTGAGTAGCCGGCCCCAAGCCGTTTTGATTTCCGTTATCGGCTTGCCATTTGGACCGGGAAAAACAAAGTCGCCAGGGGTTTGTTGCTGCCAAAGCTTGAGTGTTTCTAAAGCCTCGTCGTTAAGCGGTATATGTCTTGTCTGGCCGGACTTCGTGTTTTCGTCGCGGATCGTCAAATGGGGAGGTTCAAGATCCAACTTCACATCTACCCATCGCAGACCAAACAATTCGCCTTGCCGTAATCCGGTATTTAGCGAAACAAGAACCATTGGTTTTAGGTGGTCAAGAAAAGCGACCTCCCGGAAATCCGGTAGCAAGTCATATTTGCGCGCTCGCCTCCACTCATTCGCACTCGCCCTTTCTGCGCGGCCAACAAATTCCCGTTCATCAAGCGCATTGCGTAGGCGGGTTTCTTCGTCGTCCGAAAGCCAGCGGACCTTGCCGTTCGGTTCTTTTAATGCCTTGACGTTGGCTAGCGGATGCTGCGCAAGGAATCCCCACTCGACCGCGCGGGAGCAAAGACCTCGTAGAGCTGTAATGTTCCGATTGGTTGTCGATGCGGACATGCCGCTTTCTCTCCGGTCGGATCGCCATTTTTCGACCATTAGGCCGGTAAGCTCAACAAGCGGTTTATCAAGCAAGGTCGGGAATGAAACCTTGATGCGGTTGGCAATCATGTTGCCGGTCTTGGTATTCGAGACAAGCCAAGCTTTGTAATGCTCGTCTAGGAATTCACCGAGAGTAATTTTGTCCGCTTGCTTTGATTTGCTTTCGTCGTTTGGATCTTTGCCGGCCGCAATTTCGCCAAGCTTGATACGGGCCGCTTCCCGCGCCTCGCTGACGCCAACCGCGGGAAATGCTTTGCGAAGGGAATAGCGGCTTTGCTTGCCGGCGGCGTTTGTGTAGCGGATCCCAAAGGAAATTGCGCCGCTTGGCGTAATCCTGGCCAAGAATCCTCGAACTTCCGTATCGAGGATATCGAAGGCGGCTTGCTTTGGCTTTACATCCCGGAGAAGCTCGCGAGTGATCTTGGTTTTCATTCGTGGACTATTTGTGGACTGAATCCGCAATGTACCACGGAGAACTTCTAAATACAT